ATTTACTTCCCTTTCGCAAAGTTCACATTTCTTCTTCTCTGTGTTCTTCATTTTAATTTCCTTATATATTTGTAATAATAATCTATTGGGTCTTTACTAATAACGGCTTGTTGAAGGTGGTCAATCCAGTCTATGTAGTAGGAAGAACAAACATCGCAGGCCTCGGGGTAATAAATATGACTACATTTTCCAGTAGGATTAGAAATTTTCAGGTCTCCTCCACAATGTGGGCACGATTTGGTGTAATCAACAGCCATTCCCTCCCCAAACACAGCCTTTGCAAAGTCGTGGTCAAAGAGAATGTACTTTACCCAACCGCTTTCAATCACAGTTTCGGCATCCATTGTTCTATACGGTTTCTTCCACCCTCTCTCTGCCGCATACTCTATTATCTTTTTTAATTTGTTCATATTATTCGTCTTACAATGTTGTTATGCGACTAATCTTCGTCAATTTTGCTTATTAACATTTCTACTTCTGAAACATAATATACTTTCTTTTCTTTTGCTGATAATAAATCCTTTGCTATTTCAATAGCTCTTTCGGCTGTTTCAGCAATCACAACTTTTGAATCTTCACTACAAACATCACCAACAGTAGTCTCTCTCCCAAAATTTACTTTATATGCTTTTCTGTCTAATACCATCTTTATTCACCTCCGTCTTACAATGTCGCTTGTGCGACTAATTAGCCTCGCTATATCAGACCATTGATATAATTTTTTTCTTATATCAATATTTCCGTTAGATTGATATAACCAGAGCTTTAGGCTTGAGGCGTAAACTCCTTTCGGACATTCATAACCTCAAGTCCAAAACCCTTGTTAAGCTACCTTACGTTCTATTCTCCTTAACAAAACCCCAATCACTCTCATGAGTTTGTGTGTAATTTGTCTTATTCTTTCTAGTGTTAAGCCGTAATGTTCACCTACTTCTTTGTAGCTCTCGTCACTTGTTATATATCGCATCGCAATTTCTATGTTTCTCTCTTTGAGTCTAGTTTCTCGCATTGTTGCTCTCAAATATTTCTTTGCATAGTCAGGGTTGTCAACAATAAACTCAGCTATCAGTTTATCAGATTGATATGTCGGTAATTTCTTCATCTTAACCTCCTTCCTTCTTCTTTAGTTTGTCTAAATAATATAAAACTACTTCGTATTCTTCTCCTTTGGTTTTCAATATTTTGTCTACTTCAATTAAGCCTTTTATGTGTTTCTCTATCTCCTCTATCAACTCTTTTCTTTGGGAGGAGAATAGTTTAAGAATTTTATCTACACTTTTTCTGTCATAATCCTTTTCATATCCAAAATAGCCCTCTTTTAATATTTTTTCTATTTTCTTTCTCATTTTCCTTTTATATACCATTTATCAACAAATTTAATGAATTTTGATTTGTTTTTATAGTCTTTATAATATTTTCTAGTTGAAGCTATCCCACTTCCATAACCACCCCAAGCCCTACCTTGTTCAAAGTAGCTGTAATCTTTATTTGTGTTAATAAATATAACTTTTAAATATTCATATTGGTAGGCTGGCTCGATACCAATTAAAATTCCATCCTCTTTAATAGAGAAGTCGCATCCGCCCCATTTACTGAAAAACAAGTCGATTGCCTCAAACAACATTTTTTTATTTACCTTTCCATTGTTATCCATAAGCTCTTTGCTTGGATTTCCTAACCCTGTTCTAAAATTTATAATTCTGTGTCTCATTTTTCTTTTATATAGTTCCAGTTAAGGGCAGTTAGGCCACCTAGAATATTCTCCTCTATCAATTAGTTTTTTCGTACACCTGACCTGGTCTTTCCATTCTTCCCTATTCCCATCACAATTAGTATCAAAAGTAAGTTCATCAAATTGAAAAAGACCAACATATCTCCCTGACGGACTGACAGCCAAAGGATTAAGAGTTGACTCACACATAGCGAGGCTAATACCCCAATCCGCATTATCTCCCCATATTTCCTTGATGTAGGTGGTAATTTCCATATTATCGCTTCTGGGTGAGATATTCCGTATATCAATGTGTTCTTCACTTCTTTTTTCAATTTCCTCATCTCCAACCACTTCAACCCGTTCTTCGTGTGTTGGTTTAACATTTTGTTTATCTCTGTGTTGTTGTACATTAAGTGATATTCCTAGTATTAGAAAGGCTGTTATTAAAAGTAATAGTGAGTATTTGTTCATTTACCTTTCAGTTTCAATCCAAAATATCCATTTATAATTTTTATGGCTTCCTTTTCTGTAATCCAATTGTTGTTTGCCATTATGAATAATACATCAAATAAGTCCTTTATGTTCATTTTTTCCACCCCCTTTTATATATTCCGATTCTCAATACGAAAGAATAAAAGTACAATGATAACCCCTCAAATCTCCAGCCTTTGCCAAAACTTTCCTCTGATAGCAAAACCCCTATTGCCTTGTTTTTTCGCATCGGGTCTATTCTTAAATTGAAATTTCCAATCTTCAATAAGTGTATGTGCCAGTTTTTATTCATTAATGTTTTCTGGATAAGCAATTAGCCTAATGTAATCATTTTCTTTGTCATTGACTATTTCAAGAAAGAAGTTGTGTCTTAGGTTACAACCGCAACAATAGTGAACCCACATAGATGGGCTATCTAATAAATACTCTTTGCCTATTTCGTATTCGCTTGGCTTTATCTTCTTCATTCTATCTTTATCATTCATTTAATTTATCTATAATTTCGTTTATTTTGTCTATAATTTCTTTAGGTTTATCAATTATCTCAACAGCACTATCGGCTAAGTCCCGAATATCAATCCATGTTGTACCTTTTTCAAAACCTTCTATTTTCTTTATCTTCTTCATTCTATCTTCTCCTTTAAGTCTGCTTTTAAGTAACACTCCCCGCAATATCTTATGTTTGTCATACAGCTATATATCGTTCCACCTTCCTTTTTCCCGCAGACTTCGCATTTAAGTTTTCCCATGTTCTCGGCCTTTACTTGACAACTTGGCACTCCTCGTGTTATTCTGCTAATCAAAAGCGGAGGGTAGCTATCTATGATTTGCTTTAAACCTAAACTCCGCTTTTTTCATTTATATTCCTTCCTTTATTAAATTAACCTCTATTTCAATTTCATCGTTACAGAAATTAACATTATTTTTTGCTACAACCTTTTTAACTTCTTCAGCCACTCTATTAGCAAAATTATCTTCATATTCTTCGTCATAACTTCTAATTATTATTAAATTTACTTTTTTCATTTATCTCGGTTCCTTCTAGTGTTTTGTCTTAATATCTCCAAAATAGTAAAATGTCTATTAAATCTCTATTTTCGTAAATACAGCTCCACTCTTGACAACTACCGAAACCGATACAAATATCTTCATCACACAGAGTCTCGTTTTGCCAATCAACACATTGTGTCTTTTCTTTTGGCAAGCATTGTCTTGACTCAAATCTCTTTACAAAGTTTATTTCGTAAGAAACAAACCAAATTATTATTATTGCAATTAGTCCTAAAATTATTTTCTTCATCTCTTCTTTCTTTTAACAACCTCTTGCTTTTGTTCTATATCAAATTTAGTAGGCGTAAAATAAGGTTCTAGTTTCTCAAAGTCCTCTGATATAAATGCATCTACAACATCCTTAATCTGTTTAGGAGTAGGCTTTTTAGCTTCTAACCTTGCCTTTAGTTCTTCGTTCTTTCTTTGAAATCGTTCTTTCATTTTATTAAATCCTCGTAATGCTTTCTACCTTCGTGTGTCATTCTTAATACTTTGCAATCTAAACAATATTCCCCTGTTGTTTTTTTGGTAAACTTTCTTCCGCAAGGACAGGTTGCTTGTTTTACTGGTTTTACTTCGGTCTCGTTCATGTTTATAGTTGTAATCATAATCCTTTGCTTCTAGCGATATTAACCAATTTGCCTATATTTTTCTTATACTGTTCCATTGTTATATCGTCATCTTTTTCTTTTAAGTAATTCCCCCATAAAATCATTGGTCTGTCGGGGAAGTTAAATACCTTCTCCATCTTCTCAGCTTTCTCCAACCACTCACTCGGTTCGTATATGCCTGTCATATCACCGGATATAATTCTTAACTTCTTGCCTTCCTTTTGGGCTTGTTTAATGTACTTGTCTCGAATAAAGACTTTTGTTCCGTATAATGGTTTTTTAATTTCTACTTCTATGTACATAATTTCCTTGCGAAGGCCGACTACCCAACTGTTAGTGGCAGATAGTCGGGCTTCCAGCTCCTTAGTTATCTCAGGCAGTGCCTCATCGATAACAAATCGGCCTACGGAAAAAAACTAATTAATGTGCTCCTGTCGTTGTAATCTTGCCTCACACCTTCCACAAGTCATTCTGTAATGCCTCTCGTATGTTTCGTAATCAATCGGTGTATAACAAGTTAAACACTTTAATTTTGCATTCCTACTAATCGGTGATGGTCTTTCTTTTGTTTTTTTACTTATAGCCATGATATGTTTCCGCACTTTTCATCCTTACAGAAATATCCTTTGTATGGTTTGTTGTTCTTTTTGCTTATTCCTTCTCTATACACCATCTCTCCTCCACACTTAGCACAAGTCGCATCTGGTTTGGTTATCGGTAATGGTTGTTGTGGTTTGGTTTCTACTTTCTTAATAATCACATCTGCTTTCTTCTTGGCTTCTACAAAATCCTCCCAGTTGTCAGCTCTGATAACTAATTGCTCGTCCTTGCTTCCTTTTAGGAAAATAGAATATTGGTATGTTGGGTATGATTTATCCATCTGTTAATTCAACTTCGTGATACCTACAAACAGGTTCTACTCCGTTTGCTGTTGTTACTGTTCCTACTGATATTCTCGTACAAAACTCACATTTGGGTTTCATCTGTTTTGCTAAATGCTTACCCACTTCTGGCATATTGTTGTGCATTGTGTTTTTGTAGCTTATATCCATAATCCGTAAAGTATGCAGACGATAACTAAAGCGATTAGTATTCCTTGTAATGTGTCTTTAAGATTCATTAGTATTCTCCTTCTTTTCTTTGTTGAATAGTTCTAATAATTTGTTGATTAGCCAACGATAGTCTCTTTCAAATATCTCTTTAGGTGCATCACCACTATATTCTTCAAATATTTCTTCTATTTTATTTTTCATCGTTTCTTGCTCGCTTAACTATCTGGTGTACTCGTTGTGAAGTGATGTCGAATTGTTTTGCTATCTCGTTGAAAGACTTGCCCTCTTTGTGAAGTTTGATGATTAACTCGTTGCGTTCTGTTTTGGCTGGTACTGTGTATGGCATATTAGTCTAAATTATCTCGAAACCACTGTGTAGCTAGATTAAAGTTTGCCACCGAAGCCTGGTCATCTTCAGCAAGAAACTCTTTGCCCATTTCATCTGCTTTCTTCCAATAATTATCAAACTCTTTATCCCTATCAAAGTTTTTATCGGTTTTGCACAGTTTATTAAATTTCTTCGCTAGTGCCTTTACTTTTCTCTTGGTTGTTATTCTCCCCACAGTTTGGTCTGTAGGGGTGTAGTCTTTATAACTGTTTGGGTTTCCGTATCCTCTTGTTCTCATATCTATATATTACCAAATGTAATGGGGTTGTCAAGTGGCAATTCTGAGGCTAAATATCGAAGATTTGTTTTGCTGTTGCAATAATGTCGCCGCCGTTTTTATCTGTCTCCCAATACTTGTTTAACATCTGAGTAATACGTTTACCGGATGATGTTTTCCAAGTCTTAATAATATACTTCTTTTGTTCTATTTTATTCATGTTATCTCTGCTTTATGCAACGAAGCGTCCCATATAGGACTGGTCTAGTAGCAGTTAATGATTTTTGTAAACGGGTTTCTCTTTCGCTTCGAGTGTCACCGTAATACCAGCTATGGTTCATTATGACCTGCATCTCCGTTTGATGTTTCCGATGCGTTGCCCTGCTTCCACCCTTCTTTTATATACCGCTAGTATTGCGGTCCCTAGTGGAACTGCCGTTTAGGTCGGGTCAGTAGATTGCGGAAAATATGCGGAAATTCTTGACAAATGGAGTTTGGGGGGTTAGAATAAATCATATTAATAGACTTAATATAGATTAAGGCCTTACAAGATTTTTGTCAAGGCCTTTTTCTTTGTTAGGAGTTTGCCTCTAGGATATCCTCGAAGTATTGAATGTAGAAGTCTTTGCTTGATAACTTAATAGCTGAACCATACATCTCTCTAGGTGTCTGTCTGGCCCAACCTTTCTTCCTTGAATAACCGTCTTCTGACTTGTATGGCCCTACTGATATATAAGTTACTAATTTATCTTCATTCCCAAACATCTTAGTTGCTTGTTGGGCGTGTCCTTTTTGGTGAGTGTGTAATCCAAAGTAAATATCCGAACCTTGTACTGTTTTGGCTAATCTCATTTCTGGATGAACGTTGTTGTAAAGTGAATGTCCGGCTAATCTATGAGCTCCTGTTAGTTTGTAAGACACTTCTCCTACATTTAATGTAATAAACCCTATACCGTGCATATAATAAGCTCCTGTCTTTTGAGGGAAGTCATAATAAGGATTAGAACCACTCTTGCTTGGCCAGTCTAAATCATGGTCTCCACCAAATCCTACTAATAACCTTTTATTCTCGGCAAGGAAATCAATCAAAGAGTGCATATAGGCTATCTGTTCTGGAGTTTGTTCTATTTGTTCAAATTGTGCCGGATTGAAGAAGAAACCATCTATGAGGTCGCCACCGAGGATTACATAGCTCTCTGGAGTGTTTACAATGACCTCTAGTTCCTGAGCAACTCGCTTATAGTCTGTATTAGGAGAACCAGCGTGTATATCTCCAATGAAGTTTACTATTATGTCATCCTTGAATGAAATCGAAACATTGTTTTCTTTGTGGGGTACTGTTTCTTGATATTGTTCTTGGCGTGAGGCCATTCTTTCATTCCAGTAGTAAATGTCTTTCTTTTCGGGAATGGGGGTTTCAAAAACAGGAAGTTCGCCTTTCAAAGCCAATTCTCTTTGCTAAAATTCCTCTAACTTCTTCTAGTTGTCTTTCGTCTTCTGCTTCAATTAATTCTTCCAGTTCTCTATAAAGGGCTTCTTGTTCGTCTAATATGAACTGCTGAGGCCCATCAATCATTTCCTCAAGTCTTTGATTAGCCATCATTTTATTGATAACTTCTTCCTTTGTTCTTTTTGCTCGGTAAACTATTCTTTCGGTCATTTTAAGTTCTCTTTGGTGGGGTCAAGCCCACCTTATTTCTTTGCTTCTTCTGCCTTTGTTGCAGTTTTGAATCTTCCGCCAGTTTTTTCTTCAGTTGCGGTTACTGAGCCAGAGGTTGGTTTGCCAAAGTCAGCGTAAGCGTAAAGCTCACCAAATATCTGACTTATCAAAGACTTTGTTGACATATTCTGTTGTCCCTCTGGGAGTACAGAGTCTATCAATGTTAAAATCTTTCCCTCAACTCGCTTTAATTTCTTGACTGGTATCATAACTTATCACCCCCATTCTAATTAGTTGGTGAAACTAAACTTAACTTGACCCCACTAAACAAAACTTATTCTTTCGGTCATTTTTTTTCTAAAGCATTTTCTATTTTTATTATTGTTTCGGTCATGCTAAGCCCTTCTTCTTCTCGTCTCTGTGCCATTAGAAGTAAGTCCTGTAATTCTTCTTTTGTATGGCTCTCATATCTATTTTTTGTAATCTTGTAATCAAAGTAAAATTCCTGTCCTTTGCTATCAAACCAAGTTAGTTTTTCTTTAACCATTTTTCCAGTCCCCTTCTATCGTCTCCTTTAGAATCCCAATTTTTTACAAATAACCACCACAAGTTCGCTAGAACGATTATGATGATTAGTAATTTCATTTAATTTCTACTTGATCCTTTGTTAAGAGTCTGATAATTATGTCTCCAACTGATTTAACGATTGCCACATAACCCACTAAATCCAATTCGGTTACAACGACAACTGCTATACCTATAAATGCTTGAACAACCGCTATCCAGAATGTTTTTGATTCAAATAAACTTTTAATACTTTTCTTAGCCATGTTTATCACCTGCCTTTATTACTCCGATAAAGAGTTCCCAAATCTTGATATATGACATTTCTTTTTCGGCTATTATTATTCTAGGTTCGGGATTTTGTTTTTCTCTTAGATCTAGAAGCTCCTGGACTGCATTCTCTAATACTGCAAGTGCTTCTTCGTTACTATCCCCGCCTTTTACATCAAGTCGCCTTAGAGCCTCGTTAAAGTCGCCTAGGCGTTCATTAAGTTTGCCGATTAATGTCTCCTTCTCGACTACTTTTTTGGAATCTTCAAAGACATCTCTAATCTTGGATTCATCTTGGATTGTCAGACCACCAGGTTGCTCTTGTAATAGTGTTTCAAACCACTTTGGGATACTTGGAATTATGATATTCTTCGGCCTTAGAAAGCCTAATACGTTTTTGTAAGATTTTCTGTCTTGTATGTGTGCATGAGTTCCTAGGGGATCGTTTTGTTCAAACACTTTCATTGAGGTTTGGGTTGCTTCGATAACAATAGCAACATGTCCATATTTCCCAAATTTACTACCCCAAACAACTACATCCCCTTCTTCCGGGATGGTTTCTAGTTTGTTCTCTATAAGGTCGAAATATTGCCTAGTTAGATCGGATGCTAGCGTCCAAATCTCAAAAGCCTTTCCATGTTGAATGGCTACTTTTGGAATATCGCAAACAAACGCCCAAAGATAAAAAAGGTCATAGCATTGATACTCTGCTGGTCGGTAAGATACCTCTACGAATTGACCATTAAGATTTGATACGAATTGATTTAATTTATTTCTCATTGGTTTATTTTTATTCCAAAGAAACCGGCAATAAGCCCCGATATTCCGCTTATTACCAAAGAAACAAGGCGAGTATCCCGATTGTATGTTTCAATGCCTCCGATTCTTTTATCTAAGGATTGCAGGGCCTCCATTGTTTTGCCCTTAAATTCGGCCATAGAAAGCCTATATGCTTCTTCATTCGTTATTTCTTGCCAATCCTTTCCGTTTATATTTGTCATAGTAAAGCGAAAAAGTTGCCACTCGGCCAAGTCCCATTATATAAGTTACCTATTTCAGTATCGGTTAGAACTCTATTAAAAACAGCTACATCATCAAAAATTCCCGAAGTGTATCCTCCACCACCGTTATTTTTGCCCAAATCAAGTTTGTTTACCCCACCCTCCGCAGTCCCAACAACTCCGTTACCAGAGTCAACCCCGTTTAGCCAAATGTGTATTGAATTTCCTGTTTCGTCTTTGGTAACAACTATGTGGTGGGTGGTTGATGTCCCAAGTGTTGCATTAAAAGCCCCAACCTGTGCTCCTCCATTATCTGCCTTTAGCTGTCTTGTCCCACCATTGTAGTCATAAATAAGACCCATATATCTATTGTCTGTGGTTGTTGAGCCCCACAACCAGAAATACTGAATACCAGAGGCTATCTCTGTTTGAAGTTTTAACCACAAAGAAATAGTTAAATCTCCATTGCCAGCGATTCCCAGATTACTGGCAACACTAAGATATTTGCTTGAATTTGAAGCCCCTAAGTCGCCACCATTATTAAATTTAGCAGCATTAAAAGCAACACTCCCAGTATTGGTTAAGTCATAATCATTTTTGCTATCAGTTACATCCTCTAAGCGGTAATATGCCTGGAGGTCTGCGTCCGCAAACAAAGATGTTGAATAAAGTTCTATTGCTGCCATATTATGCCTCCTCTGTCACTGCTATTGCGTGCCATGCAGTATCCCCCAAGTTGTATTTACAGCCGACATAGTGCCATTTTCCTGCAGTTGTGGCTGTGGGGAGTGTAACGCCTACTGCGGTAAAACCAGTCCAAGTTAGTCCTTTAGTAACTCCCGCATCTTTAACTCTTACAATCAATGTTTGTCCGTCAGTTGGTGTTCCTGTTAAAGTAAATGTCGTTGCGTTGGCTACTGCTGACAACTCATATTCGTCATAACTATCCGTATCAATTTCTGCGGTAGCATCATCAGTTGTTGTAACAAGTCTTTTGGTTATTCTCTTGTTAGTAAGAGTATCCGTAGATGAAATCGTAGGAACTGTTACTGAATTTGATTGAACTCTACCTGTACCTTTTGGTACTAGGTTAATACTTATGTTTGTGTCTGAACCTGTTGCGCACGCTGTTGGACCTCCTCCCGTTATTGCGTTGGCTACCGTAAACTCATTGACTGCTGATGCAGTCTGAGTGAATTTTAATAATTCATTATTATTTGCATCCCTCAAGTCTCCGCTTGCTATCAAATCTACGTGCAAGGCTGTCATTACCGCACTTGCTGTAATGTTAGAAGCTGTAATGTTGGTGTGTCCGCCTAATTGATTGTGTTCAACCAAAATTCCACTAATCAGGTCTCCCCAACCCTGATTGGTGATTAAAATTTCAACCACTGCACCGGCTGAATGAGCTTGGGCTGTCCCCTCCGCCCCTCTGGTACAGGTAACTAAATCAGTTCCCGAAACAACGCCGATAACAGACTCTTCCGTGGTTGGAGTCTTTGTGCCATTGGCATCAACTCTGTCAATAACCGCCACAACAGCTGTGTCAGTCGGTAAATTAGTAACTGAGGCCAAAGGAATCGTTGCTGTTGAATCATCCGCAACTCCTCCTGATCCGATTTGACCAACCCATTTACGAGCACACTTCTTGAATAAATCTGTATTACTTGCTGCCATTTTATATCACCACCATTCTTGTTAAATTATTTTTCATATTAGTTTGTCCAACTTGAAGGAAGCCTCCTAGGAATTAGGTTTCCTTTTGCCTGTAAAGATAAAAGTGTAAAGTCCGTATCTGCGGTTGTGGAGAATACTTTGAACTGCAAAGCATAAACTTTGGCTCGTTTCTTGATTGCCGCCTTAGTCGTTGCCTGAGCGAATGTTGAAGGAGAATCTGTTAAGTAAACTGTCCAAACCGTTGCTACCTTTTTAGCACTGGCTTGGGTTTCGCTTAAATAAGACTCTCCTAGCAAATCAGTCCCCACGCCCGTATTTGAGCCAAAGTCTGTAATTGTTCTTGTTGCTAGGGTAGTAAAACTAGAACCTTTTCCTATTCCCAAAATCTGAAACTTGACTACTCCTCTTGGCCTTCCGAGTTCAACTATCGCTTCCCTTAAATTCAAAATATCTGTCTTCTTTTTAGATACCGGTAGAAGCGGAGAAATGTAAGATTGATTAAATACTGTTCCCAAATCGTTAAGGTAGTTTTCGGATAATTCGATTAATCTCGTTCCCGATAATGGAATGTAAAGTAATCTAGTGTTGTTGCTAGTATCGGTATATTCTAGGAACTGTTTTGCTCCTATCGACCAATCAACCGACCAGTTATTTCTTTCGGTGTCGTAAACAATCATTCTGTCGTTACCAGTAGAAGAGCGGGGAACTGAAATAATAATTTTAGCGTCATAGAAGTAAGCACATATATCACCTATTTTACTACCCCTTAGACTTCTCCAATAAGGCCGTATATTCGAGCTTTTCTCGCTAGTTCTTAAAATGCCGTAGTAGTTCTTTTCTGGCCCTAAAGTAAACCAACCTTTTCGATTAGGGAAAGCAATATCGTTCTCAGTTGCTACCACTCCCAACAACGATTCTGTACCAAATGACCCCACCACTTTAGCCGCCGATGGAATTGAAAATGAAGTATCTCCCACCGTCGCTGTTGAAATAGTTAGTTGCCAAACAGAACCCTTGCCATCAGGCGTTCTGCACAATACGGTTGCTCTTCCTTCTCCGCTACCACTTTGATAGTGTTTAACCACAACTGGCAACTCTCTCCCTCCTTTTTCTAGGTTGATCCAACCACCACCATAAAAGTCTGAGAAATTGCCCATAAATTGTCCCGTACCTGAGAAGTAAACCTTGTATTTATCGTTAGTGTCATTGGTGGCCCATATTCTGTTATTAGAAACAGCCATCGAAGTAAATTTGGGCGCACCAGTAGTGTTAGCATCGGGAGTTTCTATATATGTATTAATCTCGATTGAACCATCATCTTCAAAGTTAATTTCTGTTGTGGAGGTTAATAAATTCTCATATCCTGTTTGGTCTGATATATATAGTTGATAACGATCAGCAGTGGCAACCGCATCCCAAGACCAATGAACTTTGTCTGTACCTGCTGTCCAGTTATCTCTTAATTCACAACAAGTTATTGAGGCTTCTGTTGACCCCACTGTTTCGCCCACTGCGTTAAGAGCAGTCACTTGGGCGTAATAAGTATAAGCACCACTAGCAAGTCCTGAAGCTACTAATGAAGCTGTTAAATTAGCGGGGGCGGCTATTTCTGTATAAGTACTTAAAGACGTACCATTGTATCTAGCCAAAGCGTCTGTCCCATTGGCTATATATAAGTATCCGGCAATCTGCATGAAGTAGCATTGTGTTCCTGCTGTAAAGGTTGCTCCCGATATTTCAGTCAAAGCTCCTCCGTCAGTTGATTTGTAAGCCTTACCATTGGTAATCGTAATCAATTCAGTAGAAGCGTCTGACTTAACAAACTCTTGAGCGCCATCTATTGTTGAAGCGTGGGTCGCTCCATAGTATCCAGTCCCCCACCTTGTTTTCCACAAAGAGTCCTGCACTTGCATTAGATTGACGCTTTCTTTGGCAAACTTTGGATCCATTCTTGCCTCATCTACTAATGAATTAGAACCGCCATCGAACTTGTCGATAGATAATAGAATTTCTTTTGGTTTGGTTTTTTGTTGTGTTTGAAATTTCATGTTCCGAATCCTTCACCTGTTTTGTCCATCAAATTGTCTGACTGAAACCATGTAGGCATGATATTTTTTGTTTTCATTCCTTCCAGTTTTTGTTGAGCAATAACAAGCGAAGAAGTATCGCCTTCTTCTTTCTTGAGTTCTGATAATGCGTAATAAACCGCAAACATCGGGTCAGCCATTTCAATTACGTCTGTACCCGTGGTCAACGCAGTAGCGATTTTGTAATAGTTGTATCTAATCGTTCCAGCCGATACTGTACAATTTGGATTAAATTCTAATGTTGGAGAACCATCCATTAAGAAGTAACACCACCTTCCTGAGTTGTTTTCGTGAAGTTGGACTTCTTGTTGTTTGATTACCTTATAGGCAATCTTATTCGTTCCCGAACCTATCCAAACATATCCTGAAGCTGGAAAAGCGAAGTCATCAGGGCAATCGTAAGACCAATCTCCTGCAGAAGCTGTTTTGTCTCCGGTAGCCGCATCGTCTAATTTGACGAATAACTCATTCCAAAGTACGCCCTCTTCATTCTCCCATAGATTGATGGCTACATTCAAAAGTGCCATCCATACGGCATAATCCTCATCTCCCGATGTAGGGGCTGTGCTGTCAGATTCATAAAGCGTGTTTATGTAATCGATAGCGTCATCTAGGTCTGTTATTACTTTTGCCATTTTTAGACATAAAAAAAAGACGGGTTCGCCCCGTAGGGTTATCCCGTCTAACCTACCACTCGTGTAGGCAAAGACTGATTCATTATACCACTAAGTCAATACTTTGCAATACTGACTTTTGGTAAGGGTTTAGCCTTAATCGTGGGTAAGGCTTCTGATTTGAAGTTCAAACTAGGCTGTCCCCTCTTTGTTGTTAGTTTAATTGAGGGTGCTTTTGGCATCGTAAATGTTGGTGTTTTGGCCGTACTCTTGGTAAATTTGATAGTTGGTGCTTTGGTGCTTTTAATGGTTACTTTGGCTGCTGATTTACCTTTTTTACCGATAGCCTTAATAGCATTTCCATCTCCTTTTGTAATTGTGCCTTTTTCTACTAAAGCATCTATCACACTATCTGTGAGGATTCTTGAACCCCCAACTGTCTTTTTTGTCCTGAATGTGCTAAGAAGTTCCTGTATCTCGTCGTCTTTTAGATCGGATATAGCCCACTCTACATATCTCACTCTTTCCGCAACTGTAAGCCCTGCGGCTACTTCGTACTCAACTTCAACTGGATCGCCACCAAGCTCTGTAATAAGCGTCTGTTTGTCCTCGTAACTTAATTCGGGATTCTTTAGTATTTCTTTGTATTTGCCTACTTTTTCACTTCTCTTGGCTGATTCTGCGAAGAAATCATCTGAAGTTGCCAATACTCCTTGGACTGACCCTGACCTCCCGCTTATGAGAGAATTTACAGTTTTGTCGCTTCCCTTCTCCCTTTTTCTTTTATTGATAATGGCATCGTAGAATTTCTTTGCCGACTCTGGGCTTAGTTGCTCATAGGTCTCAGTTTGTTTCTCTCCTAGTGGGCTTGTACCTGCTTCAAAATATTGCTTTGCTTCTGGTGTTGAGTATTGACCAAATAATATGCTTCTAATAAGATTGCCAGTCGTCTTCGCTATCGGAAAACGAACCCTACCAGCCTTAGTCTTGGACACACCTTCTATATAGGCTTTTCCGCCGGAAATTGTTTTTTTAATTTGTCCTCCACCAAAAGGAGGTACTAATTTATAAAGAGGGTCTTGGATACCTTTTGTAAGCAATGCTCCCCCACCAAATCTTGTTGGGTCTTCTTCTCCGAAAAATTCTTCTCTTGTGAGGGTTTCCTCTGTGCCAGGAATCTTCCATCCATATTCGGGGTAAACTGAAGCGGCTGTTTGTCCGACTGGAATGTTAGATAAAACTTCTCCTGCAAGCCTTCCACCGGCTTTAATTGCACCTATCTTTTTGTCGTCTTCTTCTTGATATGTTTCGAGTGCATCGAGTGTTGCTTTAATTGGATCAAGCATTACACCTGAACCTCTAATTTCTTCTGCGGCCTTATTAAATACAAAGGCTAGTGCAAATAATGTTGCCAACTTTCCGAAGGCTTTTTCGTCAACAAAGTCTTTCATTACCCACCATAAGTTTTGTACTTCTAGTTGAAATGGTGCTATTAGCTGAAAGGTTCTTGCACTTTGCGCCAATGGGACTTCTCCTATCCCTCTACCAGCCACCATTCTTCTTGTAATTTCATCTGCGTATTGAATTGGGTTATCTATTGCTTCAGCGAGGGCCTTGCGATATTGCATATTCCATATATATTTAGTTCCAACCTCATCAAGTACCGTTATCATCCAAGCTGCGAACTTCTTGGTATTCTGTACCATTCCTGTATCGTATTTATTGAAAGACCTGAAGAATCTCTCTTTAAGGAAGTTAGAAGAATCCATTACGTCGCTTTTCTTGAACATTGAGGCAAGGGTGTCTCCTGCACCAGAAGCCCAATATCTCGGCCCTGCCTCTGCCATTCCTTGAGGCACATTGAATATCTGTGCTACTGAAGAAGCTACATTTCCTAGAATTACATTTGCCTTCACTCTCTTGTTTGCCCAGTCAATTACTCTAAATGCCTTCCTGCCTCCTGGTATCCATTTTTGTACTGTTCTGTCTAGGGGGTTTGTTTTACCCGATAAGTCATTGGCAAAGTCATTCAGATATTCAATAAAGTTGTTTAATCCTTTGTATGATTCTTTACTAGCAGTATCCGAAGTTGCCTCAACTAATTCATTTCTCAAGGCTCTGAACTTGCCTATATGTGGGTCTATATTAATAGAATACGAAGCTGAGGGTAAATAGTTAAGAAAACCACCAACTGCATCAACGTCGGTGTGGCCGCCTATTCTTTCTTGAGCAAATGACAACCACTTAGATTTAGGTTTTGTGAAATCTGATATTCCTGCTAGTGCGGGGTCAATGCCGGCTGTTGTCTCAAATATGTTCCTTAGAGCATCAACGCCCTGACGCATTTCTCTAAAATGTCGGTAATAATCTTGTCTCTTGGGAATTGCGTCATATCCTATTGAAGTCCTTACTTTATTAACTTCACCTAGCAACTGATCGTAGGCACTTCTAAACCAAGCGTCTGCTTTCTTGATTTTATTTAAGTCTAAATTACCATATTGTTTTAATAAGGTTTCTTCGGTCAATGTTCCTTCGCCATAATGTTGAACTGCGGCTGATTCTTTACTTCCTTTTTTGATTCCTAATCCTTGCACAACCTCCTTATTTAGTTTGGCATCCCACCCTTCCATATATTTAACAAAATCTCCCTTGGACTTGTCAAATGGGTCTAATACAAGCCTTTTAACATCTCCATATCTTTTCCCATAAACTTGCTTGAAATTTCTATACACATCCCTTAACCCTGCTTGCACCGGTGAAATGTCTTTTAATCCTTCAGGTGCTTGTGCAAGTGGGGACTTGGTTGCCTTACCCATTCGTTTAGTTAGGTCTTGGATTGCACCTGTCCTGGTTTTTAGTCCTTCTTGTTCTATAATTGCTCGCTTCCAACCGCCAAATTCTTGTTTGGCTGTTCTTTCTGCGGCATCTGACAATCTCAGGTTTATCTTGCCCACTGTCTTTGCGGATGGTTCTGCACTAACAGCTTTTACTCTACCCAACATATCTTTTTGAACTTTGTAAAATTCAGGATCAAGTTTCTCGTACAAACTTTTTATTGTTTTTTGAACTTTCGGAAGTGATATTTTTGGACTTGTACCACCTTTCATTTGCAACCCGTCTGTTAGTTGTGCCATCAATTCGTTTTCGCTAATTCCCATAGTGGTCGCTAATTCATCACTGGCTTCACCAAATACACTTTGCGGTATGTGTTCTCTAAACAGTTCGCCTGTTTGTTTGCTTTTATTTTCACCCGCAAATCTTAGGAAATTACGCATTTTAGTAAATAGTTGCTTTTGGGGATCACCCTGTTGACTTGCCTTAAATTCTGACCTTGCTTCTTCAAGAAACTGTGTTTCAAAATCCTCTATTTCTTTTAATCTAATCTTCCCTGGTTCTGGTGATTTGACGGACAATGGCTGTTGTGCGACTAACTCATTTACCTTTTTAGTTGCCTTATCTAATACAGGTTGAGTTTCTTTAACATATTTAATATTGCCTTCCGCCCTGGCTTTTTGTATTTGTTCTGTGAAGAATTTTATATTGTCGTTTTGATGGATAATTTCTCCAATATCTGAAAAGCGTTTTAGCTCTTGTTTCGTCATACTTGGTTTGGATAATAATTTGTCCGCCTCTGCTTTCAATGCTTTTACGTCGTACAATCCAGCTTGTGAGACGTTGGAAACAAATTCATCAAAAGTTTCAGCAGTGCCAGACTTAATTACATTTCCACCTGTATCATTAATGTCAAAAACTATTTTCTTGTTTTTTGACAATTCTCTTATAACCTCAAGCTGCTGTTTGTTGGGACTATTTACAAAACTAACATTGACCTCTTTGGCTGTTGGTATTACTCGTACACTTCCCATTTCGGCCTGATATCTTGCTACTTGTTTTTGTGAAGCCAAATCTTGTACTAATCCTTTTCCTTCTGGCACTTTCTCCCCCAATTGCTGTGCAGCGATTCTTCCGTGTTCCCCAGACTTTCCCGCAATAATTTCCCCGCTGGACTTAATAAAAGCTGCATCTCCTACGTCGTACAACTTACCTTGTGCGTCAACTTTAGTCGATAGGGGAGTGGTCTTTTGTGCCTGAGTAGCGACGTCGTCCACAATAGGGGAGAGTGGGGGAGTCTCTGCGGAAATCTGCGGTAATTTAACGTCGTCTACCTTATCAACTCCTGACATTAATAGCTTTTGTTCTTCGGGAGAAAGAGTGGCTTTAATAGCCCTTTTAAGGTCGTCTGTTGCATTTACAATAAAGTCATAAATCTTTCCCGACCTAACCCCCGATTGTTCAGACTTGGCAATAATCTCTTTAATGGGAATACCCGTTTCTTCTGAGACAGTTACCGCTTGTTTATATCTGGTTAATTGGTCAGGAGTGGCTACATTTCTGTTTACTGCTACGGCGTCGTCAAAAGTTACATTGGTTGGTTTAAGTTTGTTTAAGAATCGTGCCATTTGTTTATTGGCAAATCCTTCTAGGGCTGTTTGAGCAGTAGCTACTTTATTAGAAAGAGCTGGAGAAGCCTTAATACCTCCTAATAAAGAATTGGTCGCATTACGAAAAGCCTCATTAACTCCTCCGGCTTCCATAGCATATAAATCTTTTATCCAGTAATACGCCTTAACGCCTGTTTCTTGTTCTTTGGTAAATGGTTGAAATTGTGCGTCTGGTTCTCCTGGGAAGTTTTGCCCACCCAATCTTTTTCCTTCTGCAACATATTCTTTACCCATAGCCTGTAATTGCTCTAATGTTTTTCGGGGAGTGGGTACGGCCTGCTTTATTCGTTGTCCCGTATTTCTCAAAACATTCCCTATTTGTTCGTGTCCTCGTCTTTGAGAAGGAGTATATTGGAAGTTATTTTTGAAGTCATACATTCCAACCCTCGCCTTGCTTACAATGGGTTCTGCAATCGGTCTAACGTGTTTATTCATTAAGATAGGGTTAAACGAACTTTGCATACCCTGTATAATTCCTCGTTTCTTTCTGTCTTCTATTAAATCTTCATACCAATTGGAAAATTGAGGGCCTCCCACCTTAGTAGCTACTCTGTTTACTACTTTAACGGGAGCTTGTCTGCTTTGTTGTACCTGTTGCTTGTACTGAGGGCTTCGCATTGTTTGAACTGCCTTATATGCTTGAACAGGAGGTAATACACCAGCCCCCGTTTGAAACATCTTCTTTAATTTTTCTTGTAAGTCTAGAATACTCATCTTAATTGCCCTCTAATAAAGTTTCTTCCTTGAATAAGGTTTGGGCCATAGGAATCGTTGGCCGGTTCATATACTTTCGCAAATTGCATTAATTCTTCGTCAGTCATAGGCTGGCCTGTTCTGAATTGTGAGTAGTAAGGGCTTCTTTCTCCTAATCCTGATAGTGCCCTGTCTAATACTGATCTTTGGTTCATACCTGCAAATATTTCATTGTTCCCTGGAAAGTTGATTCCCCAATTTAGTAAGTTATTAGGTCGGGTTATGTTCTTGCCAGAAGAAGTCTCTAAGTGTCCTATTAATGGTATAAGTTCGGGATTGTTCTTTAAGAAAGGATACTTCTCGTAAGCCTGTTGTATCTGGGGAGCGAATTGCTGAAAAGGTGAGTTGTTCCCATATACACCTATGGCTCTATTAACATCAAATTGTTGTGGAACAAATTGTGGTTGTTGGGGTGGTTGTTCCTGTTGGAGTTGAGGCTTTTGGTAATCATCAGCGTATATCATAATAGGGTCGGGATTAGCAAAACTATCCCACCTCTCTTGGAGATATGCTTTTATTCTCTCTGGTAAGTCTAATATGCTAGCCATGTTTAATGGCTAGATTTAACCAGATAGCCAGCTGGGGTTCTGAAATAGTGGTTGTTTTTCTTCTGCTGACCCGTACCCGACTGGCATATTTAGATTGCCTCGTGAGTCAACTTGTGGTGAGCCTTGCATTGGAGAGTAGCCAGGCATTTGCGGGGCATATTGTTGAATACCTTGCATATTTTGTTTTAGTTGTGCGATTGAATTAGAGCTATTAATTGCCCATTGTTCTAGTGCTTGGTATCTACTCTTTGAGTCTGAGTCAATCTGGGCAAGTTGGTTCTGGGCTTGGGTAAGAATGTCTCTTGAAACATTCGCTAGGTCTTGAGATTTACCTAGTTGGCCCGATGCTTGAGCTTGCCTTAGTTGATTTTGTGCATCTGAGAACCAAGTAGCGATTTGGCCTATCTTTTGGTCTCTTTCAAACCCTAGATTTCTAATTTCTGAGTCATAGATGTTTTTAAGACTCGATTCTCTGGCATCAATTTCTTTCATTATGTCTGCACCCTGACTCATAACATCGCCTCGTTGCTTTGAACCCATTTTGGTTAGTGCGTAAGAATATTGATTGGCTGCTGAAGAATCCCCTGCTCCCATTGAGCCGAGCATGACATTTCCTGTTTTGAACATATTGGAAATATTGGCCGATAAATCTCTGAGTGTTTTGGCTTGGTTTTGTTGAGTTCTTTCCCTTTGTGTTCCTAGTAATGCTTGACCCTCTCCAAGTTGTGTTCCTAGTACATTCTGACCTTGACCATACTGGCTTTGGGCAATTCCTTCTTGGGCTGTTCTTTGTCCGGTAAGCCCTTGGTTAAGCATTTGGTCTAACGAAGCTATATATTGATCCCAACCTGAAGAAATTTCGCCTCTTAATTGTGCGTAGGGGTCTGCTTGCTGTTGCTGTGGTTGCTGTTGACTCTGTTGATAGTTTTCCCAATCTGTTTGTTTGACTGGATTTGAAAGATCGGGATTGCTTGGGTCGCCAAATGACTGACTGCCAGTATAGGGTTGAACACTTCCCGCCCAAGGGTTTGCATTGGGATCTGTTGATACAAGGTTGGGTTGTGAAGTACCTCCTGAGAATAATTGAGAACCTCCTGTAACGGGGTCTGTTGGCGCACCAACGACATTGGCTAGTGCTTCGGTTGCACCAAATTCAGGTGTTCCCCACGAACCTATCGGAACTCCGAAGAATGTTTGATCTGATCCATATAGTGCTGTCTTCCAATCTGGCATTTTATTACACAAAAAAATCCCCACGTCCACACACATTGTGTTTTCGTGAGGTTATGATCGTAACCTTGTACGTCGATTAACCTACAACTTACTTATACGCTTCTCTGTTTTCTTTGTCAACCACTAAAATTGACACCCAAAGGTAATATGTGTTACAATACTTACTATGGGAAGAATGATTGTAGTAATACTTTGGTGGTCGTTTATGGTAGCGGCAACTTTCATTGTCTTTGCTACGCTATTTACTTTTGTCGCAAAAGTGGTGAAGAAATTTAAGAAAAAGAACTAGGAAAGAATCTCCTTGAAGAAATCCGCATAATCTTGTACGTGGTCTTTCATTTGCCTCGTTTCACTTACTCGTTTGAATCCGGCTTCACCCATACTCTTTCGTAACTTTTTGTCTTCTATTAACGCTCTAATCTTCTGATACCAGTCTTCTTCGCTTCCGGCAATAAACCCATCTACACCATCATCTATGACTTCTTTGTATTGTCTCAGGTCTTGACCAATAAATGGTTTCTTGGCACTTGCACTCTCAGTACGTTTAATATCACTCTTGCAACGGTTATATAAATTGTCTTCAAGTGGAGCTACTATAATATCTGCTTCATCCATATATCCTGGGAATTTATCTTTAATCCACTTATAAACATCTTGGTGGCCTAGAGCGTTCTCGTATCTCTCTCCCCATTTGGCCTTGTACTTGGGAAGAAATGCACCTACAGTCTTTAGAGTAACATTTGGAAATTCTTTGAAAATCTTGTCTATTCCTTTCATAAATTCTTCATTTTGTAAGCTAAGGAAATGAGTTGTTGATCCAAAGTGTAATAGTTGTATCTTGGGAGTATCTTTGAACTTGGGTCTGTGATTATATAGCTTGAAATCAATATAATTAGGAAATATCTTAATCTTGTCGTGTTTCTTGTAAGTATTGTGAGCGATTACGTGTTTAAGGTATAAATTGGTAGTAGTCATATAGTCTACTTCGTTGCACATTGAGGTAAAGTTCTTTAAGGCTTCGCTCCCCGTATGATAGACCTTGTACGCAGGGTTGTCTTCTCCTATGCCCCAAAGGTCATCATCAAGGTCAAAAACTATCTTCCTATTGTACTTGCGAGCCATTGCCCCCATCGCCGCAAAAGCCCAAGCATTACCTATATAATTAAGGTAAATAATGTCGTGTTCTTCAGCTACGTTGTCCCACCTTGTTTTGGTCGGATCATCGTGGTCTTTGTTGTGTATGTCAAATATTGTAACCTCGAAATCTTTGTGTTTGTCTAAGTGTTGCATAGGTTGAATTATCCTCACCATATCTACGCCGGAGGTTCTTTCTTTAGTTTGGTGAGATGGAAGGCAAAATATTTTAATTTTCTTCATAGTTTTACATCACTTTCCACTTCATTTCCCCATACATCCCAACCATTTGTTTTTTGTCTTGCGAATAGTTCGACCCTCGGAATGTCTCCCATAAGTTCAACTATCTTCTCTTTAACCTCGTCTGGTTTCTGGCTATGCGCTCTTCGTGGAGACATTACAACTTGAGAAACAAAATTGCTTTTTACTTTAGGCTTACCCTTAACTCCAATCAAACAAGCCTCGCTATTTGACTTAGTGTAATAACCTATTCCAAAGAAGGGTTTGCCATTATTTTTATTTGTTTTAACCCAATTGAACCCAATCGTCTTGTAAACAAATCCCCATGCATCCATTGTGTAAAGTGCTTCTATTAAATTGGGGTAGGTTGCCCATAAAAACAGAACGCAATCTTTATCTGCTATATCTTCAACAGGAATCTTGCCTATTTTCTTGTAATCCATTACTGAGTAATGAACCATTGCTCCACCACAAAACCTCGTGTGTTTATTCCTCCTGTCGTTATAAGCCCATGGTGGGTCTGCATAAATTATTTGATATTTCTTCATTTGATTGCTACTGCTAATAATTGGTCGCTTCTTAGAAATCTTTTGGGGTCTGCTGGAACAGTGCCGAATTCAGGTATAGGTGAGTTTTTGGGATAGTTTGCCATACTTTTAATTCTGAATCCTACTGCCCTTAAACAAGCATCCATAAATCTTGGATTAAAAGCCGTTTTGTGAAATTCCCCTTCGTGTCTCTGATTGCCATAAACTGTTTCCATAACATTCATATATTCTTGTGGGTTCCAGCCTTCCATACACATTCTTGCCCAATCTAAAGCGATACCGTCAAAGTTCTCTGTTTGGATAACCAATTCCGCTCCAGGCTTCATTACTCTGCTAATCTCAGCTAGAACCTTCAACACATCATTAAATGGTATGTGTTCTAATACGCTCATCATTTCAACATAATCAGCATAATCGTTCTCAAAAGGCAACTTCCGTATATCTGCCTTAACGAATTTCGCTTTCCCCGATTTTTCCACATAATTATCTACATTTATAAATCCTTTTCGCTGCCTTAATCCACAACCTAAATTGAGCATTATCATTTTTGGGTTATTTCTATAAATTTGTCTAATTTCTTCTCAAATAATTTAATCATTCCTCGATAGTGTTCATTGAAAGCATCCACATCAAGAGGTATATCTTCCTCATCTTTGTAAGTAATACCGTTCATTCCAGGCTCGTACTTTTCTAAATCTTCCTTTTTGAAGTTCCCGTAGTATTTCACCCTGCACCCACATAATCGAGCAATTTCCATCATTGCCGAACACCTATCATAGATATATAGCGTTTGGCACTCGTTGAGTTTGTCTGCTAATGCTCTCTGATCTAAAGCAAACTCTCTTGTCAATTCAAATGAGTGTTCTGGGTGATTGTGTTGGTTTTCCCCTTTTCCCACCATATAGCAGGTTTTCTTGCGTTTCTTCCCATAATCCTTGAATAAATGAAGGTTAAGAATAGGTAAGAACATTAAATGGTCATCATCTACCCCAAAAGTGTCATAAATCTTTGAAAAAACAAATATCTTGTCATTCTTGGGGAAGGTGGTCTCGCCAGGAACACCATATAAATTCATAACACCAGGAGTTTGAAGAATATACCTAACTACGTTGTTAGACCCCGTGATATTGCCTTGATAAATCTCAGGATAAACCGCAACAAAGTTCGGACTTTCAAAAGTAGCGTTTAAGTAAGCAAGTTGCCCTTTTGCCAACAACCACCCATAAAGTCCATACATGACACGAATACCTCCCGAAAGCGGCTCAAAAGGCGGTGTCATTATACTGTAAGGTCTATGTTTCAAAATCCTCCATATCTAACTGACTTGCCATACATAGATAGAACATTCATGCGCTTAACAACTTCAGGAGGGAAGCCCATCTTGCTAAAATTCAGTTTGGGAAATAACGCTCCCTTGGCGTTATGATAAATAAATACTCTTTCATCTCGACACATTACGTTCGTAGTAGGTGTGTCATAGACTTTTTCTTCTGCTACATAAAACTCACCCTCTCGATTAAGGCTCTTGCAACCATAATAATCTTTTTCTTTGTCGAAAACCTTTAACTTCATTTTCTTTACTTCGGGGTCATTGTAAATGACAAGGTTCATTTTGTCGTTTTCCTTGCAAACATAATTCATAGCGTCTTTGTTAGACTTCTCCCAAATATCCCAAAACTTCTTGTTGGTTGAAGCTATCAATCCGGCATTTAAGTACATCTCCTCGCTTACGTTCTCTATGGTCCTGTTCTCATAATCGTTAAGGTTCATAACTCCACCTATATCGTAATCTCCTTTTAATATTTCATCTAACCTTCCCAAAATAATGCTGTCCGCATCTATATTGACCACTAAGTCGTAATGTGGGGTCAATAGTTTGGCAAAAGTAGGTTTAGCCATGTAGAAGTTAATGTCTTTCTTTTTGAAAACCTTATCTACCATATCTTGTCTAAACACGACTAAATCAATATCTGGGTGAAACCACTTAAACGAATTGATAAATTGTGGTGTTCCACAAAGATAATAGTAATCGTCTGAAACCAATGTAAAAAAGACTACTTTCATTTTCTTTCTAATGCTACAAAATAACCTTCCCTAGACACTTCATCAAGTCTCCATCTTTCATCCGTTATAACTTCATTTTTAACAAAGTCGTAAAGAAGTGGTAGGTGTTCTGGTGGGTAGGCATCGTGGAACATCATAAAACCACCACTAACAATTTTGTCTTTTAATGCGTGGTAAGCCACCTTGGTTGGTTTTACTAAATCCATGTCCAGCATTGCCAGGTGAACTTTCTTAATATCGTCAAATGAGTGTTTGTTTACACGACCCTTAACTAGATGAGCGTTGGTTAAGCCCAAATCATCGAGTATCTTTCTTTGATAATCGTAAGATAACTTGTCTTTTTCGCACCCTTCCGTTGTGTACCATTCATCCATGACTTTTGCTTCCATACTGTTCGGATCATCGGCCAAATCCTTGGGGTGTCCTTCAAAAGTATCGTATCCATAAACAGACACGTTTTCCCTACCCAATTCATGGTTTGCAACCTGCGTCATCATCTCGACAGCCCCCCCATAGGCACTTCCCACTTCCAAAACAACAAAGTCTTTGCGAAACTTTGTCATCAAATACTCCATGAGATTGAGTTGATACCCCGCCGTTCCGTTACCAGTATTCAACCACATTAATTTGTTTTTGAACTTCATCTTGAAAATAAAACAACCACTGCCGAACTTTCATATCTGTTTGCTGTGTAGCCCAATGTGCTCATATGTTGTACTAATTTAGGCCATGTTGGATGATGGAACTCAACCATGATTCTCTTAATCTTGGGTGCAACTTTGGCAAATCCTTCGCTTCGTAAAATCATATCTTCTGCTCCCTCCACATCAAACTTCATAAAATCCACTTCCCCAATCTTGTTTTCCTTGAAGAATGAGTCCATCGCCATCGTTTTAACTTTTTCAGTATCGGTATAACCGAAACCTATATCTTGAGTTAAACTATGACAAGTTCTATTCGTTGTATTGATATGAAAGTCCATCTCGCCATCTTTATCAGCTATCGCTACGTTAAATACTTCTACGTTGTCCCACTTGTTAAATTCTTTGTTCTTCTTGAGAGCTTCGAAATGTTCACTTGAAGGCTCAACGGCATATAACTTCTTGGCGTAGTCTCTTAGATATTGAGTAACAATGCCAATGTTTGCTCCTACATCAACAACAACCATATCTTTGAAATTATCGACAAGGTTCTGATATATTCCTTCAAAGTATATTTCCCTGTATATATACGGTATATACAAACTTTCAAATTTGACATTTCCTCCTGGGTAGAATAACGCATTTAACTCTATTTTTTTCTTCATCATAATCACCCCAAATCTGAATTTTCTGAAACTTTTTTAAGATTTGCAGCATTTGACCAATTCCAAGATAAATCTTCTTCCTCCCAATGTTTACCGTAATAATGTTCTAGCCACTTAAATCTATAATTAGGAACATTGAACGTATAACCCTTATAGTTAATCTGTTTTAGTGTTTTCAAATGTTTTTTCGGCCAAACTAAATAATTCCCTATCCCCATGTTTTCAACTCTATCGTTTTTATATATCTTAAATTTTCCAAGCAGGGAAAAATATGACCCTTCGCCCTGCCAAAAGGTATCATCTTGATTACCAAAAAGACAAAAACCATCATGCCACTCAGTTCTCTTAAAGTCCTTGGTAATTCTCTCTCTCATGGCTGGCGTAAAGTCCTCTTCTTTGCAGCCCACGTTTATCTCTCTGTCAAACTGATGGCGTTCCTTGAATTCTCCATTCCTAACTATTTGCAACAAAGTAGATCCAATCAAAAAAGTAGTCAAGCCGATGCTTTTCAGATATTCGGTTGTGTCTATTAAATGTTGCTCTATTTTCGTAAACTTGTTGATGAGACTCCTTTCGTATATGGGAAATAGATAAATTGCACCTTACTTAACTCGCTCTCATATTTATTCCACTCTTTGTTGCCAAACCAATCATCACCTACGAATACGATATTGAACCTTAATTTCTCCCACTCATGTCGTTTGTTGGTTGTTGCTTGGGGAACTGCCAAGTCAACGAATTTAATGTTTCTGACTATCTCAATTCTTTGTTCAAATGGTATCTTGCATTTCTTGCCTTTTTCTTTGACTAATTCATCAGTAGAGACACCTACTATTAGCTTGTCGCACATAGCCTTGGCGTTTCTCAAAATATTAAGGTGCCCGATATGAAACATATCAAACACGCCTGTTGTATAACCTACACGCATATCTCCTTATTTAGGAATAAGAACTCTTTAGTGTCCCAGGGAACAGGGAACCCAACTTTCTTCCTGTAAATGATTTCTCTTGGTAAATACTTGTTAGCGATCTCTTTTAGAATGGGCTTGTCTATCTTCTGTCCCATTGGAGCGTTCCACATTAACTGAGGTATGCCATTCTCTAGGTAAGGAAACTCTACTTTCATTCCTGCTGAGTTGCAAGCATTGACCGCTCTATCTATTAATCCTGGTGTGTGAACTTCTAGTAAAAATCGATACATTCCCCATTCTCGCCACTTCTCAAAGGGAATTGGATCGCCTGTATCTATTTGTAGGTATCTTTTTCTAAAAGTAGGCTCATCCTTCATAATCTTATCTTCGTTTATTAGTAAGTCGGTATAGCCTCCAAACAACCCGTCTGCACCCTCACCGGATATAATTGTGTCAAATCCGTCTTTCTTGGCCTGAAGTGCCATTAGGTAAAGACAGGGTTCGTTGGGATGAAGTCCGTCTCCTTTTTGTTTAATTAGGTATTCTAGTGTTGACAAATATCTTTCTCTTGTAATGCCTACAGGAATGAGGGAAATGTCCAAGCGGTCTGCGACCTTTCTTGCCCAAAGCCACTCCCTTTCGCCATCCTCATCAAAGAATAGTGCTGTATAGGCTCTTTCGGGCTTGTTAATTGCCGCCAATAACGAACTATCCAATCCTCCGCTTAGGAAGATTGCTTTACCCTTACTCCTTAGTTTGCTTTCTATAACATCAGGGTCAACTCTCTTGACCTTATCCTCGTACTTTATGGGTACTTTGTACTTGTCCTTAGAAAGCGTGTGCCTAAACATTAAGTATTCATTATTCATCAAAGTTTATTTACCAATGCTCTTATTCTTGATATTTTGTTTTTGTGCAAATCGCTAACAAGAGCTGCTGTTGCTAATTCGAGTATTCCAGCATCATCTCGCTGTGTCTCTGGTAGCAATAAATTCTTTAACTCTTCTATTTCCGCTTTTGTAATCTTCTTTCTTCTAATCACTTCTCATCACCTCCTCCTCAAATGTAAAAAACTTGGTTTATTGTTCTTTACCATTTCTTCAACTATTTTCGGCAATTCTTCTTTCTCGTTAGGACAAAACTGTCTGATATTCGGCCATCTGCTTATTAGTGTGTTGTAAGGCTCATCCGACCAATGAGTAAATCCGTCCTCTTTGTAATCCTTTCCAACTCCTGCTCCTACTAATTTGACGTTGGCATTTTCTTTGTGGAGATAATTTCTAATCCACTCTGCGGGCCTGTATAATAGAAATGGTGTTATCGAATAAACAAAAGGTATTTTTTGCTCTTGTGCTAGCCCTATTGCTATGCCTACGGCAGCTTGTTCTGACGCTCCCACATTAAAGAATCTGTCGGGATAGTCTTCCTTGATTTTGTCAAGCATTTTATACCCCAAATCTGGTGTAATAAGGTAAATGTCCTTATTCTTCTTCATTTGTTGGTAAAGCTCGTAAGCAAACCAACCTCTAATACTGTTGTGTTTTTTCATATCCTTTTAACCAAGCGAGAACATCATCAAGGGCTTGTTTATACCCTTCTGCTTTTTCATTTTGCGGAGACTGTGCGTTTGCAAAGTGCATAGCCTCAAGGTGATTTATTATGGTTCTAATTGTTTTCATTTCATTACCTCCTCGTACATTTCTTTATCCATAACTACATAATGTCCATCAACTCCCTGCAACCAATCAGGCCAACCGAATAGGTTAGTCTTAATCACCAAACAAGGGTAAAAGAACTGCAACCTCAAGTCTAAAAGGTCGGAATCTGTTCTACCTAGAGCCGTGTAGCCATTAGCGTTCACAGTTAGCCTTAAATTCTCAATCCTAAGCCCTGAAGCGATTTTTAGTGCCTCCCAACAAGCTCCCTCGGCCATTTCACCATCAGAACTCATTACATAGACATTTCTTGATTTATCAGCCAAAGCCATACCCACAGCAATAGTCAGTCCTTGTCCTAGTGATCCAGTTGAACAATAAATACCATCTTTTAAGTTTCTATTGGGATGCGTGCCGTGTTTATCATATAATTTCTCAGCATCTTTGCCTTCGTACTTTTCTAATACTACATATAAGGCGAGAGCTGCGTGTCCATTACTTAGAATGAATGGTTCATCCTTTTTCTTGGACTTATATATCGCATCAATCAAATTAACCGATGTCAAACAAGAGCTAAGATGGGATAGCTTGTGTTTATAACTAATTTCAATTATTCTTTTTTCTAACTCATTCATTTCTTGTACTCCTTCACCATTTCTTCAATAGATTGCTGTAATCCTTTTTTGGGAAGCCAACCATACCCTCTTGCTTTGTAGTTGAGTGAAACCCACTCGTTTGTGTCGTAGTCCCTCATTTTTTTGATAACATTGATATTTGCCGTCTTGCCGGTAACTTCTTGGACGATTTCTAATATTGTTTGATTGGAAACCTGTTTGCCTGTTCCTAAGTCATATATCCCTCTTGCGGAGTGAGAAGATAAATTAACAATTCCATCAACCACATCTTCTACATCTATAAAGTCGTGGACTGGCCCTGGTACAAAATTCATCTGATCTCCGTCAATACAGGAACGTATCAGTGAGGGAATTAAGTGTTCTTTCTGTTCACCTACACCAGTAACCGAAAATGGTCTAACTATGCAGATAGGAACGTCATATTTCTCCATAAATGACAATAAAATTTCCTCGGCTGCTTTCTTGGTTCTTGAATACATTGTCTGTCTTGGCAATCTAACGCTTGAAGTGCTAACGTAGACGAATGACTTAAATTTCTTGTGCTGTTTGAGGATACTGATTAGGTCGAGGATGTTTGCTTGGAGTATCTTTTCGTCTTCATCGTGGAAAGCCATGTTCCCATAAGCTGATAAGAAGTAAAAATTGTCGTAGGGTTCTAGTTTGATTGATCTAATCTCTTTGTGGGGAATAGCAACGAAGTTATCCAACCTCTTTTTGAGGTGTGTTCCTATAAATCCGTTCGATCCTGTTATGTATGCTTTCATGCCTTTTTAGCCAACAAAAATACCACGCCCCAATGGCGTGGCTAAAAGAACAATCAATTTCAGTCTTCAAAGCCTAACCTGCGAATTATACACTATCTCATTCCTTTTGGCAAGGAAATAAGGAAAGTTGATTTGCCTATTCCCTTGCTTTCGCTTTTCTTTATTCTTTCCTGTACGTCTTGTATATTTCCTGGTCTACCCGACTTGCCTGCTTTTACTAATGCTTCTCTGGCACTTCTCCTAAAACCATCGTGTTGTTCGTTTTTGATAGTTCTTTCTACTTTTCCAATGTTATGTAGCGTCTCCTTGTCGGGAGCCGTTTTGCGTGCCTTGTCTAATTCTTTTAGATCGTGTTTTCTTCCTTCGTCCATAGAGTTGTTCCCTTTGTTTGGAGCGGAAACAAAGAGAATCCGCTCCAACAACCCATACCGCTTATGTTGCGGTGAACCTACAAGTCTGAACCCATGTATCGTTCAGTACTTTGGTTGCATAACTTCCCGCCCAAGTGATTATTGAAATCCTTCCGGCTGGTGAGTTTGAGTCTACTACGTTGGGTAGTATATAAAGCTTGGGTTTATCTTTCGAGAGATCGTAACATCCGAAAGCATTATCTCCGTGGATGTACGTATAGAAACGTACAACTGCGGAAGCTGCTACTGACGTTGCTTCTGTCCCAGAAGAAACATTTTTGTTTAGAAGCCACCTGACTCCTAACAATTCACCCATTTCTCCCTTATACAAATCCTTTACGTCAGAATATGTCTTAGCGTTAAGCCAAGCTGTATCTGCCATAAGGTTTATCTTTGAGTAAGGGTCGGTTTTACCGATGTAAAATCCGTCTTTATACTTCATCGCCTTAGCCAACTCTAAGTCCCTAACAACCATCCTAATATCACAAGCATCAAGAGTATCTCCTGCTGCGAGTGATGTTACGGCGTGGTCATTCCCGTAATAAGAAGTACCGTTAAGTAATTCGTCTCTTACGAGTTGATTTAGAGTTTCACCCATGTTTTGGCCTACAAGCTCCACCTTCTCCTTCATATTGCTGTCGATCGAAACCAACGTCAACATTCTAGATGTGTTTACAGTCAGACCATACTCTGACAAAGTCATTGATATGGTACAAGCTGTAATAGCACAAGTTGTGGGGTTTGAAGCCTCACCTAATGGGGTAGTAATGATTGTCAACGGCTCATAACGAGTAAAGTTGACAGTCCTACCTTCATTTACAGGGTGAGTTCTTTTCTGAGCACCTTCATCTAAGATGGTCTCATACTCCGCTCTGGCTAGAAACACTTTCTCATAATAGGTACTTACCTCTGCTGAGATATGTGCACCTGTCGTGATGTTTGCGTTTGCTGCGCCGCTTATTCCTTGTCCAACTACTGCCATAATCTATTCACCTCCTTCTAAGCAAAGCCTAGACAGAGGTTTATCCTTGAACTACACCCAACTCTTTTTCTAGTTCTTCAGGAGTTTTATCCTCCGCCGATTTCTCACCTTTGCGGATAGAGGTTGGCTTTAGAGCGGATTGCGAAGATTGCTTTGCTAAGTCCTCCGTAACCTTGCCAACTTCTTTCGTTACCGACCTTTGGTAAGGTTTCATCAGTTTGCCCACAAAAGTCTTAACTGATGCGTTGTACGGATTGGAGCGTATTAGCGCTTCTACCGCCTCGGTAACAGTTTCGGAGAGGTCTTTATCGAAAGACTCACTCTCAGGGTCGAGTTGAGGATATTCCCTAACCGCATCATTAGATTCTTGAGTCATTCTATTAATTGCCTCCTGTTGTTTTCCCCTAAGCTGTATTAGAGCGTCGGTTCTTCGGATTGACCTTTGCTCCCGATCTCTTAATCTACGATCAAGTTCGAGGGCATCAATTTCCTCCCCAGGTGCAACTAATGGTTGCTCGGATTGCGGTGATTGTGGCTGATAACCAGCCTGTGGTTCTACTGAACCTGTAAGCTCCGCTACCCTGTCTGCTAATGATTTGGCTTCTTCCTCTGCCTTCTTTCTGCCTTCTGCTTCGGCTTTCGCTTTAGCATTAAGCTCTCTAACCCTTTTGGAATATCCCTTTCGGGATTCCTCTGTTTCGGTTACTTCTTCTTCTGTTTCTGCCTCCTCCGTCGGTTCGGCTTCCACTTCAGGTTCTCTAACCTCCTCAGATGCTTTTTCTTCTGTTACCGGCGTAGTATCAAGGTTGTTTTCTTCCTCAACCTGTTCGTTTAACGCCATTTGTTTCTTATTCATATTATTCACCCCCTTCCTGTGAATCATGCACGAGATTATAGTGTCGGCACGAGCTTACACTCTGAGCTTTTAAGGGCTCATGGGGGGAATTTGTCTAGAATTTCCCCCAAAAACTCTTAAATCTTTTTAAGTATCGGTTGGCCTTTGTCATTAATACCGACCATCTGCTTTTTCATCCCAATCCATATTGCGTGTTCCAGTTCACAACTCTTGCACACCAGGTAAGGGCCTTTTTGCCTCCACTCATGATTCTCGTTCGGATTAAAGACAAAGCTTGGCTTATTGAAATCAAGCGTTTCTGATAATTTGCCGTTTGTTTCATTCTTTTTCATCAGGTTTTTCGCAAACCTCAACTGCGTCATTAACCTTGTTAAATATTCTTTTAATCATTGTTTTAGTCTGTGTGATAACTACTGAGTTTCTGCCTATCTCTTCAAAGCTCATCCCTTGAGCTAGGGCGACTTCGTTAAGGTTGTCTAAGTCGTTAGACATATTCTCTAAAAACTCGCCTAAAACCCTCCAACCTGCGGTTCTTGACAACGAATATAGGTATCTATCTTCGTCTGTCGCTCCCTTCTTCTCAGCATCCTGATCCTTCTTTATCGAAGGCATATTAGATACAAAGAAATCTGGCTTTAATGCACTCTTCATATAATTGGCCCTTCTGGCATAGATTGACCCTGCATAGGCTGTCCGGCTTGCTCAGGTGGTATTTGGTTCATGTTTTGCTGTCCCTGCATTTGCATCATCATTTGTTGGAATTGTTGTTCAGCTACCTTCAGAACATTGTCTGTTTTCTCTTCTTCGGTCATTTCTTCTAGTATCTTGTCCCAATCCTGAATACCTGAATTTGAGACAACTCTCTTGAAGATTTCACCAAACTTAAGGTTAAATCCTTCCTCTTTGAGCCTCATTTCCAGCAAGTTGCCATTGGGAGATTGAGCCTCAAGGAACAACTGCATTAACATCGTTAGGTTCTCTTGTTGAGACTTCTGGTCAACTGCGTAGGTAGAACCGGATACAATCTCGTAATCGTATAAAATTGACCCCGTTTGAGATTTGCCTATTGTTACCTTGCCGGACTTTTCATCGTACATATCCTTAATTTCGGGGTAACTTCTCTCCATCTCTGCTATATCCTCATCAAACAATCGCATTGTGATGGCCTTAGATTGCTTCTTAGAGACCAGGTTTACCATCTTTTTCATTATTTTCTTCAAATATTGCTCCATATAGAACCTATCAGCATTATCTCGTGTGTTTTCTCTTTCCTTTTGCATACTTAAAGCTCTAGGGGTTTTGCCCATACCAGGATCAGTCTGTTGGGTGGTGGTTGTATCTGAAGTACCGAAAAGATTAAGAATAGCTGCATTAGCCACCTGATAAGTGTTGTTGAATTGATTGATGCCTTGTGGGCTTAATTGTAGTGTCTTGGCTACGTTGTCCAAATTTCCTCTTGCCAACCATTTCTCGGCTGCACCTAGCTTGAATGAACTCATTGCGGCCACGTTGTCCTTATTTATCAGAACTGGAGGGAAAATGGACATCTTTACAGCGTCTAAGTAAAGATTCCAGGTAGAATTGACCACTTGTTGCATTGACCCACCCCTCTCAAAGTCCCCCATACCCATAAAGTCATCTAATAGGGGAATTGAGTATTTGCAATCTACGGGGAGTTCTCCATTTTCGTGAGGGTTTGCTATGTCTCTGAACTCCAAGTCTGCATCTACACACATATCAACCCACCTGTCTTTCTCGAATTGAGTTAAGACTTCGTAGTATCCTGCTTTCTTGGCCGCTAGGGTGTCAGTATATTGGTCTGATTCTCTCTGAGACTTAGCCTTTGATTCTCTGGTTTGCTTAGAACCGCCCTTGTCTTTGAGTGCAGTGATGATTTTGTCTACATTCTTGAATCCTTTTTGCCCTTTTAATCCCTCGAAGTAAGACAGTGGTTTCCAGGTTCTGACAATCACATAATCTGAATCGTCTAAAGATACTGCTCCTACTTGTGGGAATACATCTCTAATATTAAGTAACCATATATCAGGACCTATATATCCATTCTTTCTCACATCCCAATCAGTCAAAGTAAAGAAGTTTCCGTAAATATTAGAGTAAATGTCAACCATTCGGAGCTTGGTTAGGAAGTCGAATTGAGCATTAGCATTAGGGATAACATATTTCTCAAGGATTAGATTCATTAACTGAGAAGCACCGACATCGTTCTTAGAAACACCTTTCACCTTGCCAACAGGAAGTTGAGACATTACTCGATACCCTCGCTCAAGGGTCAGAGTTGCTAGTTTGGGGTCAAATACTTGGGACTTAGTACCAGTTGAAATGTTATCGTTTAGTTTGTTGTGGAATAGTTTTTCAGCATTATCCCAAAGATCACGCTTCTCACTAAGGTATTTCTCAGCAACATCTTGCCTATCTAGTATTTCATCTCGAAGTTTGGACATATTAATAAATAGTTTCCTGTTACCTATCAATTCCTGAAGCCATAAAAAAACACACCCAATGGGTGTGCTGTAACCCGCATTATAGCGGCATCGGCACTCTACCTTACCTATTGCTAATTATATAGGCCAATTAGCGTTTGTCAACCCTTATACCTTCTCCTTCTATTCTTTACTATATTAAGAGTGTCTATTAACGCAACACCGTCTACTAAAGACACCGTAAATGTTATTTGACCAAAGGGGGTCTGTCTTACTTCATTCTCCACGATTGCGTGTAACGACAAATTCGCTGACAATAACTCGTTTAAGGCTAAGGTATTTTTGTTTGGCGTTGACATATTCTGTTAAGTTGTAATCAACAATGTTTCCTTTATTAACTCGTAAGGTAAAAGTAAGTAGCCCATTCTTTCTTGATTTAATATCGTCTTCAAGGTCAATGTGGGCTTGTTTGTTGTGGTCTGAAATGGACAGTTCATATTTCATCAATAGAATCCTTTGTCAAACATTCTAGTATCATCTGGTATGTCGTAGTTGTCGTCATCTTGTGGTCTAAGGCTTTCCATTCCGTACCTTATAGCGTCCATAGCATCGCTAAATATATGTTCGGGTGTGTTGATTATTTTACCTTCTTTGTCGGTTTCCCATAAATAGTTACGATATGACTTTAAGATATTAAGACTTCTCTTGGTTACGCTTATTCGTTGCTGTTGTACCCATTGGATGCCTTGTAAGACTGATCCTTGACCCTTTTGAGATGGCTGTATGCTTAGTCCGTGCATTCTTATTTCGTCAATACTTTTAGGTTCTGCGCTGTCGGCTATGATTAATGCTCTAGGTGCATTTAGTAATATGTCTGCTATTTGTTTGTTTGATAATCCTTTCAAGTGAGCTATTTCGTCTAATATGATTCCGTTGTTGTATTTATATATCGCCACTATCGAGGTAGGGTCATTAGAATAGCCAAGGTCCATACCATATCGTTCTAAGCGAGCTTCGTGAGGTACTTCGTCTATCATCTTCCAATCAGTAAAGATTCTCCCTTCTGCTTCCCCTAATTGACCTAATCCGTATACTTTCCACCAATTCTTGCTTCCCTTGCGTACTTCGATAGCTTTGACTATGTTTGGATCCAATTCCTCGTTATCTAAGTAAGTTAATGTAAGAAAATCACAATCTTGTTTTCCTAATACTTCTTCGTACCACCAGAATTCACTCACTGGATTCCAGTCTAGCCATATAATTTCTTTCGTTCTAACTTCCAACTGTGTATATGTTTCGTAAGATATGTTGTTTGCCTCATTCAAGAATAATACATCTCTTCTTGGCCCTCGTACTTTGCCTGGCTGGTCTGCTGAGAAGAACTCTATCCTTGATCCTTTCGGAAATGTATAAATATAATCGGTCTTGTTCCAACTCTTCGGCTGAAAGTAATTGTGTGCTTCCATTATGTTAAGGAAATCTCTAATCGCCCCTCTCTTCAAGTGAGGGAATGATTCAGATACTACCGATATTAATTTACCCTTAGTTGATTGTGCTAGGTCAATTAAGATAAGTAAGATAGAGACAGTTTTAGATGCTGACGTGCCACCGGCTATGCCTCTTATTCTCTTTTTTAATTTAAGCAGTTTCTTGGTCGCTGTTACTTCTTTGAACACTTGCACCTCCTAATATTGGTTTGACATTGACTTGGATTAATGTGTTTGGCCCTTCGTTCATTCCGTGATTTACTTTGAGTAAAAATATAGCCATTGCCTGATTGATTTCTTTCCCTCCATACATACCATCATTCATTAATTGCTCCTTCTGTTTGTCTGCTAGTTTTTTTATTGTCAAAGAAAACTCTTTATATTTGGTAGCCCACTGTCTTATCGTTTCGCTAGTAACATCTAAGTGAATTGCTAATCCTTCTACTGTTGGTAATGCCATGTTCTCCCTACCACACATAGATAAATACTTCTTTATTTTCGGCCATATATCAGGCGTGTACTTGGTTGGTCGCCCTCCGGCGTGTTTTGTAATCTTATTCATCTTTTCCTTTCAAGAGATTGGCAGATTGGTGGAGGTGTAAATTTCAATCCCCGAAGGAATTGGCATTGCCTTATTTCATTAGGGCAACGTCCACCAATCTAAGAAACCCTTGTTAAGTTGATATAACCAGAGCTTGTTAGAGCATAGAGACCCCAATTATGTGCAAGGCTACAATGGGACGGCTCTCACTTTATTGCCTTACTCTGCCGTCTATGCTCTAAGAAACCCTCAACCAGAGCTTTAGATGGGCGGGAAGCTATATCCAGCGTATTTTCATAATGTTTTCAACGTCCTTAGACTCAAACGAATTATGTAGCTACTGAGTTTCTCCCCGACCAACCAAAACCCTTGTTAAGTTGCTTTCTCTGCTTTCTTAATTATTTTGAATATCTTCTCAACCAATAAAATATCATTTGTTTCAACATATCCCCCATTATTAAATTCAATTCTTATTATTTTAATTTTCTTCATTCCTCTTATCCACCTCCTTTTAATTTGGCTTCTACAGATTCATGTTTTGGTTCAAGTTTCACCAATTCATACCGAATAATGGCATTTTTGATAGCGTCCCATGTTTTTCTATTAAACTTTCCATCTGGTAAATCGTTCCCTCTATTCCAATCTTCACCTGCTCTTGGCTTTCTCGTTGTTGCCGTGCAACCTAAATACTTTTTATGAGCAACAATACTATAGCGATGGTTGTTGGTGTAAAAACGAACACGAATATCAAAATGTTCTTTGGGCTTGATAAAAACGATATAATCTTCTAATTTACCACCCCAAACAATATCTTGCAGCCATTTTTTTAATTGTTTTTCTACTTTCATATATTATCACCCTCTTTCTTCATCTCTATAATTCTCCTCGTTTCGAAATTCCTGACATAAATGTTTCGAAAGTAATAAGTATCATTCTCTATAATTCTCCTTTGTTATTTAGTTTTTTTGGAATAAAATTAATACCATATTCAAGCATAAACATCGGGTCATCACCCATATATTCGTAGGCAATATCCACCGCTTCTTCAAGGTTCTTACCCTTACCTATTTTAGTTCCAAGGTCGTCATTGTCTGCACAACCTTGATAGAAAACCTCAAAAGTATCTCTTTTAATATAAATTACATTATTTGCACTCATTCTTGTTCACCTGCTTTCTTGACTGGTTCTTCACAAGCGTTGCAACATCTCCAAACACGACCATCACCATTTACAACACCGCATTTATTTTTATTGTGTATATCGCAACAGCTTTTTATTTTCTT